TTGCCGGTGTTCTCCGGGGTAAAAAGGTCCGTACGACCATCAGCCGGAAAGCCGTTGCCGCAGGCGACCGCGTAAACCGTCAGTTCGTGGCAGAACGACCTGACCAGCTGTGGGTGGCTGATTTTACTTACGTCAGCACATGGCAGGGCTTCGTCTATGTGGCGTTCATCATTGATGTGTTTGCCGGATACATTGTGGGGTGGCGGGTCTCATCGTCCATGGAGACGACATTCGTGCTGGATGCACTGGAGCAGGCGTTATGGGCCCGTCGACCGTCCGGCACGGTCCATCACAGTGATAAAGGTTCTCAGTATGTATCGCTGGCCTACACACAGCGGCTTAAGGAAGCCGGATTACTGGCATCAACAGGAAGTACAGGCGACTCGTATGACAACGCGATGGCGGAGAGCATCAATGGTCTTTACAAAGCGGAGGTAATACACCGTAAGAGCTGGAAAAACCGTGCAGAAGTGGAACTGGCCACACTCACGTGGGTGGACTGGTATAACAATCGACGATTGCTGGAAAGGCTGGGCCATACTCCTCCGGCAGAAGCAGAAAAAGCTTATTATGCTTCCATCGGAAACGATGATCTGGCAGCCTGAGTTCACAGATAAAACACTCTCCAGGAAACCCGGGGCGGTTCAAACAGTCCAGATTGCGAATTTTATCCAACACTCGTTCGTGGCGTTTACCAAAGAACTCAGCGATCGCAATAGACGTAGTGACAGCGCGTCCATTTTCGATGGTTACGTCAGGGTGAGAAAGGGTATGGATAGTAGCCATGATGGCAGCCTCGATAGTCAGTTTAAATAACTCACCACCAAGGCTTTCCACGACCATAAGGGTGGTGAGACGTACAGGGGTGGAAATACCGGTGACTACCGAAACCGGCCAGCCTTTCGGCTGCCCTGCACGCCCCACCATAATCTGAATGTGGCTGTGCATTACGCATAAAAAAAACGCATGAGCGCGGTTATGCGCAGTAGTCATCATCGGGTTTCCACGCCCGGCACCCGCTTTATGAGGTGCAGGTGCACTATAATTCCACCCGTTCTGGTTTTCAATAGCTACATTCAACATTTTCTCTTACCCTTCATCACCGAAGTGAACTTTGTTGATGCAGTGCCTGGTGCCTCCAGGTGACGTTAACCAGTTAACAATTAACGCCGGATACAGAGAATCCAACCATAACACTGTTTTTGGTTTTAACTGTTCCGCGTGCGCTTAGCCGCATTCACCGCATCACAAAATTCACTTTAAAAAGGGCGGCAGAGCAGTCACGGAGTAAAACTGATACCGCCAAACGTCACCAGAAAATTGATAACAGAGGGCGTTGCAGCGGGGTTGTCACTTAAGCGTATGGTCAACCTGACAACCCGGTGTCCTCAACGGGGGAAGGAATAACCCCGCCATACTTACCGCCGCGCCATTTCGCGGATTGCCACAACCGGAAGCGCACGGTCGACGAAAATTTAACGACAGGCTATCTATGAACCAGCTACCTCGCCGTGCGCTTTCGCGTTATGGTCTGACTTTTCAGGGAAATATCCTTTCAGTAAACTGTCAGTGCCGGATGCTCACCCGTGTCCGGCGCACGCACTCCACCTCACCCGTGGAGAACTCCTTAATTACCAACCTTAGCTTCGTTGGTTAGCTATTAACGCGGGTATGTAATCATTCTGGCAATGCTTAATGCCGCTGCTTTTTCCAGATTGGTGATATCCTGCTCCAGAGCGGACAGATTTTCAGCCTGCTTAGCCCTGGCTTCATTAGCCCATTTCAGATCCTGCGCTGCATTAATTTTCTGGCGCATCCACTCATAAAGTTCATCATCGGTATAGTCTGGCGCGATGATGACGGGTTCTCGTTTCTGCATACTGATTCCTCGCGGTGCTGTTTCGCTTATCAGCCGTTAGATTTTGCCGAACTGGAAAGCGCCTGTTTAAACTCACTGAAGCTGAGAGCTTCTTCGCCTTCGGCAAGGCCTTCGAAGTATTCTTCGTAAGCCTTTTCCATGATTGTGTCGAAATCCATATCACTCACCTGAGTTTCTTTCCAGCCAGCGACGGGCACCATTTTCGGTTTTAAACGTTTTGCTTTTGGTATACGTCATTGCGGTGAACGTGCCGTCCTGGTTTGGAAACACGCCGTACACCAGAGATTCGTTGCTGCCAAGATCGATAGTATCCATGCTGACCTCATTTCCCCTTAACGCCGGAGTAGCGGAACTGTTTGCTGAGAACACCGTGCGGTGTCTTGATGAGTGAAATTTAGAATAACCTAAGGCATATGGTCAAGATTTTTATGTAGAAAAACCTAAGTTTTTTTGGTGTAAAAAACACAAGTGTTTGAAAGTTTGTGCTTTTTATTACAGGGTGTGGAGAAAAAAGGGGGTTATTTGTTTGCGCTTCTTTTGCGAGCTTTAAGTAGTTCTTCAAAAAGTTTGTTGAAATTTTCAACTCGAGCACGCATCTCTGACAACAGGGCCTTTTGCTCTGAGTCAGGCAGTGCGTCGAACAGTTGAAGTAACTCTTTTTGATCTTCTGTCAGAATGGCTGGCTGATTATTCGGGATCGGTTCGCCTGGTTGTTTATCTTCATCCCCAAAAAGAAGCCAAGTCGGTGAGCACTGAAGCGCTTGGCTCAGTGCGAATAATCTTTTCCCCGCCGGCTGTGTTTCATCTCTTTCCCATTGAGAAATTGTTACGTGAGCCACTTTGACCAGCTTACCTAATGCGGCCTGAGACAGTTTTAATTTTTTACGCCTATGTAAGAGGCGAGCACCGAAGGTTTCGTTTTTCATATTAGGGAATTCTAATTTTTCTTGACTTAGGTTTCTCTACGATCTAGTTTCCTTAGGAAAATCTAAGGAGCTCGATATGTTGAAAATTGATGCTATAGCGTTTTTTGGCAGCAAAACAAAGCTTGCCAATGCCGCAGGAGTTAGGTTGGCAAGCATTGCTGCATGGGGGGAACTGGTTCCTGAAGGTCGCGCGATGCGCCTGCAAGAGGCATCCGGCGGGGAACTTCAGTACGACCCCAAAGTTTATGACGAATATCGTAAGGCAAAGCGGGCTGGGCGGTTGAACAATGAAAATCACCCCTGAACAGGTTTGTGAGGCTCTGGATGCCTGGGTATGCCGACCAGGAATGACACAGGAGCAGGCGACGATATTAATCACGGAAGCATTCTGGGCTCTGAAAGAACGCCCGAACATCGATGTTCAACGCGTCACGTTTGATGATGGCGCGGTTGATCAACGGGCGCTGGGCGTTAACCGGGTGAAGATATTCGAACGCTGGAAATCTATCGACACCAGGGATAAGCGGGAAAAATTCACGGCGCTGATTCCGGCAATTATGGAGGCTATCCGGATCAGTGATTTCAGGTTGTATCGTGAAATTACTGACGGAAAAAGCATTACGTACATGATCGCCGGGTTAAACAAAGAATATGGCGATGTGGTGGAGTCCGGGCTGCTTTTTGCGGATCCAGCTGTTGTGGAACGTGAGACTGACGAGCTTATAGAAAAAGCTATTGCTTTCAAGCACGCGTATCGTCAGCAATACCAATATTACTTTGCAGATAAACAAATGTCTGCCAGGGGTTCGTATGAGTATCGATGCACTACGATGGGCTAAAAAGGTGAAAACCGGCAGTTCATCCAGTAAGTCAGTATTGACCTGGCTTGCTGATATGTGCGGTGCCGATTTGTGTGCATACCCGTCTGTATCTGCCCTGGCAGAAGTAACGGAACTGAACAAAAAGACTGTGCAGGACAGCTTACGACACCTGATGGAGATTGGGTTAATTGTTGATACCGGTGAGAGAAAAGGCAGAACAAAGCAAATTGTGGTGTACCGACTTATCGGTGTAGAAGAAAGTGTTGCCGAGCCTGAATACACCCAAAAACGGGAGTCTTTAAAGGTGGGTAAAATTAGTGCTGTTAATAAAAACAGTACCGAAAATGGTTATGTTTCAGCACAAAACAGACCCAAAAACGGAACTCTTAACTGCATGGAAAATAACCAAAGACACCCAAATTTTCCATCAAAGACACCCAAAAACGGATCACGGAACCCAAAGGAACCCAAAGATCTAACCCCCACACATAACGCACGCGAGAGTGCTCCGACCAGTGAGCAGGAAGTTTTGTCGTTACAGGCAGCACCCCCTGTATTCCTGGATGGCCTGAGCGAACCCATCGGAAAATTTCCGATGACCGAGAGCTGGTATCCGTCACGGGATTTTCGACGACGGGCTGCGTTGTGGGGGATGGCTTTGCCGGAGACAGAATTTACACCTGCTGAACTTGCCGCCTTCCGGGACTACTGGGCAGCGGAGGGGAAAGTATTTACGCAGATTCAGTGGGAGCAGAAATTCGCCCGTCACGTAAATCACGTCAGGGCGCAGGTTAAACCAGTCAGCAAGGGGGTGAACCATGCAGCAGCACCAGGTGGCACCGCATCACGGGCAGTTCAGGAAATTCGGGCAGCACGTGAGCAGTGGGAACGTGAAAACGGATTTATCAGCGACGGAAACGGCCTGGAAGCTGTGGGAACTCATGGGGGAGGTTTATTCGAACCGCTGGACCCAGAAGAACGGGGCCGCACCATCGAAGCTCTGGATTGCACAGATTGGCGCGATGACTGAGCAGCAAATCCGGCAGGTCTGCCGCCAGTGCATGGACCGCTGCCGGGCGGGTGAAACATGGCCTCCGGACCTGGCTGAGTTTGTGGCACTGATTTCGAAAAGCGGAGCCAATCCATTCGGTCTGACGGTGGATGCTGTGATGGAGGAGTACCGCCGCTGGCGCAATGAGTCCTGGCGATACGACGGAAGTGATAAGTACCCGTGGTCTCAGCCTGTGCTGTATCACATTTGCCTCGAGATGCGTTCAAAGGGGATTGAGCGCCAGATGACCGAAGGGGAATTAAAACGGCTTGCAGAACGGCAACTGACGAAATGGGCAAAGCATGTTAGTAACGGCCTGAGTGTTCCGCCAGTCCGGCGACAACTGGCGGCCCCCAAACGCCCGTCGGGGCCAACGCCAATTGAGTTGCTGAAACAGGAATATGAACGCCGGAAAGCGGCTGGTTTTGTATGAATTGTGAAGGTGATATTTCAGGAGGGCTTGTGGCAAGACCTTACACACAAGAAGAGCGGGAAAAGCTGAAGGCGGACATTGTAGCTTTCGTGCGTATGAGTGGGCGGGCAACGCTTCAGCAACTGGCGAATGAAACGGGCGTTGCCATGCGTACTGTTCGGTGTTTATGTGGAAGCCTTGCTGGCAGTGGAGATATCTGGCTATCTGGTTACGGGGTGTTTTCATCAGAGCAGGCGCGTAAAGACTGGCAAAACGCCCGCAAAAAACTTTCAAGGGCAAAGGCGAAGAAACCGGTTGTAGTTGATCCGGACCTTATCTGGTCGTTACCAGACGGAGAAATACGCCGATACGACAGGCGTCAGAACATAATCTGTCGCGAGTGCCGGAAGAGTGAAGCTATGCAGCGTGTACTGGCTTTCTATCAGGGTAATTTTCATGAGACGGTACTGTGAGTGAAATTAGCTATCAGGCTTCAATTACCGCTGGCATTCGCATCAAAGGAGAGGAGCATGGAAATAAAACCAGAAGATGAGTTAAGCAATATCGTTTTATTTCCGGTAAAAGAGGATGACCCACGTAATCAGGTTAATTTTCCATATGACCCAA